GTTTGTTTTTTTCCTGACGCATTAAGAGCATCCATACTTGCTCTTACTTGATCTATTTCTTTTCCAAGACGATCATAAGCCTCAGTGCCAATTCCAACACTATCTCTAAGTTTTGTTAGTACACCAATTTGTCCTTCAAAAGAATTTTTACTTAACTGAGTTGTCTTATTTACTTTTTTTAATCTTTCTAATAATGAATCTAACTTTTTTGGTGTTATTGATACTGTACTTGTAAATTTTTCAAAATCTTTGCCTATGTTTTTAATTGCAGAAAAACCTTCCAGTTCTAATTGAAGTTTTACTTTATCAACAGTTTTTGCCATTATTTTTTATCCTTATTTATCTCAATAAGAGCTACAGATTCCATAAGTTGTAAGCCCTCTAACATCTCTTGTCTGTTTTCTACATTGTATAGGTCAAATAGTCCACCAGCAAGCAGTAAGACCTCGTATTTTAATCCTACTACACCTCCAAAAGACATTTCCCATTGTGTATTCATTCTTAAAAACATCATAACAATATCCCAATTTTCATCAAATACTTCAAACTCATCTTTCTCTTCTGGTTGCTTCTCTATCTGAATACCAAAAGCCTGTGCATCTTTTAAGGTATCATCAATTACTGGTTTGCCACCCGAAGCCCAGTATTTAGTGGCATCAATCAGTTTCCCACTTGAGCATTACTGTAAAAGTCTTTAAATGCGTCTAATACACCCGCTACAAAATCTGTATCTTCAGAAAAATCTTTTAAATTTTCTTGATTAAATTCTATAGGTGTTCCATCTTCTTCATTTACATCTTCCCAACCAACTAAAACTTTTTGAAGAGCATCATATTCAGTAGCTTCTTCAAAATTAGTAAGTTCTGTTCTTGATAAACGAACAAATTTACCAGTAAATTTAGTAGTTTCAAACTCTCCTATTTTTGTTGTTGATGGAGTTTTTACATTTACAGGCCAAGAATAAACTTTAGTTTTCTTTCTTACAAAAGGCATAAATACAAATATATACTCTTCTACTCTAACTCAGTAGTCAATACTTATTAAGTAAAGACTAATGAGAGTTCGTTTCCTGATGCACTTGGAACTAATGTGTAAGGAATCTCTAACATTTGAATACCATCAGCTTCTCCGTAAGCAACATCACCAATATCAACTTTGGTACTAGAAAGAGAAACAATATTACCCGCTGCTGTTCCATGAGTAATGGTTAAGTTACCTAAAGATGAATCAGTTAAGGCTGCGGCAAAATAATCTTTAGAGCTAAGTGCAACAGCTTCAATGGAAACAGATCCACTAGCTGCTCTATCAGTGATCAGTACTTCTTTTGTACCACCAACTAATTCACGATAAACAGTAGAGTTACCAAGATCCATTGATAACGACATCAATGCTGCAGAGAAAGATAATAATTGAAAACTTGTAGTATTACCATTCTTAAAAACTAATGGAGTTGCTTGGTTTCCATAAGTGACTGATGGCAATGCAGAATCATCAGGTGCGTTATAAATGCCAGTAAAAGTAAAATCAAGAGAAGGTATTTCTCCAACAGAAGCATTAAGAACAACTGTTCCTCTTGCTCCTGTTACTTTATGCCTTACACCATCAGTGTTGTAGTGAATAGTAATTGAACTAAAACTACTTGAAACAGGTGCGTAAGTTACAGATGTTCCGCTTGCTACAGTCTCGCTAAGACCGCAGGCCTTAAGTGCTGCACCATATCTAGGTGGTGTAGCAACTGTCCCACTACCTGCAAGTTCTACACTAAAACTTACTTCAACTGATGTATTAGCTAATAGCTGTTCTGATGCTCCTAAAAAGGGTCTTACAACATCTCTATTAACAACATCACTTGATTGTGGTGTAATGCTTAAATCTCTGACGAGAACAACATCTGTTGCTGTTGGGGTTGGATCAGTTCCGTAAGAGCTTTCTGCTTCAATCAGAATTACTCTCTTCCTTGTCAGTAGTGCCATCTTGTTTTACCTCTTTAGGGGGTTCTGCTTGTGTTGTTTGTTGTACTAGCTTTTTTTTGCCAGTTTTAGGGTCAAGTATGTAAGTACCGCCCTCATTTGGAATTTCATACTCCATAATAGACAATCAAGGTTGTTAGGGTAATAGTCTTATTGTAATTCATGTTGATAAATCGTTATAAGTTGATCTGTAATCAATTTCAAAATCACAACTAACTATACCCGCAGGTTGATCTGTATCGAAGGCATCAAAAATTGTAGTTGATGGTCTGACATCTATACTTAATCCTCCAAGAGTAGGATCTGAAACAATTTTTGTATGTAAACTTTCTACTGTTGCATCTGCTGTAGTATCAGGTGTTTCTGACCTTACAATAACAACAACTCTAATTCTTAACGTCCAATCAAGTTTTAAATAAGTTGCACTATTTATAGTTGGCTCATCACTAACAAACTCAATAACAATACTTGGTGTTTCTGATCTTGCAATAGCTGTTGCTCTTGACCTATATATGCGAGTTCCTACACCTGTTGTTCCAGTAAGATTAGTCTTTATTTTTGCTAATATTTGTTCCCTTTTACTTGTCATATCACACCTTCATTAAGGAAATAACTGATAAACTACCATCATCTATTTTTCTTGTACTTCTAACTTTATATTTAATATTATCAACTTGTAATTCTGTCTCAAATTCTAACCCACCTAAATCAGAAGTCTTAACTGTTAATTCATAATCAGTAGTCAAAACACGATCATCCGCAACAATTTCATCAGGCATTTCTAAAATACCTTTATAAGTAACACTGTCATACAATACATCTACTTTAAAATCATTAAAAAATGAATCTAAATCTTCTGTAAAAGCCATAATAAAAAGCCCCATAAAGGGGCTGTATTTTTAACCGTATTTTTTAGCACCAATCAATGAGATACCATACACAAAAACAGGTGATGAACCACCTACTGTTTGTACAAGTTTGATAAATCTCTTGCACTCATCTTTGTTTACTTCAAGAGTTTGCAAAGATGCTGATGTTGTTACTTGCGTAAACGCTGCTCCTGATAAGTCACCATAAGTACCACCTGTCTCATCTGAATCTTGAACTTTAACGTCCAAAGTTGGTGAAGAGCCAGTTCCCGCTGCACAGTTAAGCACAAGCAATACATCGCCATCAAAATCTTTTAAATCAATAGCACTTGATGTAGCTGTAGCACTTACAGAAGCAGAAGCTACTGCTGCTGAAATTTCTAACTTTTCTAAATTTTGTTGAATAATTGCCACTTTAAGTCTCCTCTTTTTTAGGGGTAGGTTTTTTCTTTGTTTTTGGTTTTGGCTTATCTACATATTCGATTGCCTTACCACTGAAAATAAGCATGCGACCAACACTATCATCTACCTCAATAGAAGTGCCGACACTCGTAGGAGTGCCAGCAATCATTGTTGATCTTATTAATTCAACTTTCATATTATGTGCCGAAGCAGAAAGCAGTTGGTTGCTTGATAGCGAAATCTACATCTTGTAGAGCAACTATCTTAACTGTACCGCTACCCGCTTTTGTGATTGTATCTACTGTGAGATCTAAACCACTCCACATACCAATACAGAACTGGCTGAAGTCTCCAAACAAAGCATCGTTGTTTACAAGTTGATTTGAAACAATAACTGGATAGCCATTAATCTCATTGTTCTCAAAAACAAACTTACCTGTATTTGAAGCAACTTCTGTACTCTTTAATGCGCCTCTTGCAGAAGCATTAATGATATAGAACATATTTGCTACATCAGCATTGGCTGCGGCTACATCTGTTTCCATTCCGATGTACTCAGCAAATGTACCAAATGTAGTTATGGTTTGTGTTCCAACACCAGTTGTATCTTTAATACCTAATGGTTGGTTTGAAGAACCTGTACCATAGATAGCTGCGTTATCTAATTTAGTAGCAATTACTCGAGCTATATCATCTCTAATCATAGATTCAACATCTATAGATGACTGCAATAACAAGCGTCTTGTAAATTCTACGACCCCACCTACTGTCTTAGGAGTCATGTTCACTTGATCGAAGGCTTGCTGTGATTCTGTTGGCTCACTTCCTTCTCCAACAAAAAATCCACTGGCACTTTGAGTCATTCTAGGAATTGCAATGTTACCAGAAAGTCCTGTAAGCATTGTAGGATTCGCTGCCATAACAGCCATTCTCTTACGAAGAATATCTATAAAAGAACCAGAAAGTAATTCTGTAGGAACTAAGTTACCACCCGCAGTCGCAGTACCAACATTCAAGTCTCTTTGTAAAACTTCGTTTGGAACTAAGATGCCATTTGCTGGCTTGTCATAACGCTTAGATGCTTCATCTGAAACTTCTCTTTCAAATGCAGCCGCTTCTTGTGCTGATCTGTCATTTGGATTTGCTAAAGCATTTAAGGCTCTCAAGAAAGAAAACTTCTTAACTTCTTTCTTATCCAAGCCAACTTCATTTGATGTCATGTCTGTTGAACGGATTGGTGTGTTGTTTACTTCTGCCTTGTTTTTAACAAGATCAAGAATTGCTGCTCTTGCTTCAACAACAGATTTGTTGCCTTTTATAAGAGTCTCAGCAATCTCTTCTGCTCCATACTCACCAAACTCACGACATAAAGAAGTGATAGATGCTGTACGAGCGTTGTTTTCATCAATAGCACGTTGAACTTCGGCTTTGATGTCGA